GATGGCTATCTAGACCTATTAAATATAAACCCTATAGCGTCTCAGATAGCCATTATCAATGCTATAAACAATCCGAAATATCGCTTTGTCGTGGGTGCGCTATCGCGACGCCAGGGTAAAACCTATATCGGAAATATCATAGCACAGGTTGTTGCTCTAGTTCCGGGATGCTCAATACTGATTGTATCTCCGAATTACACTTTGAGTCAGATATCTTTTGACCTTCAACGTCAGCTTATAAACCACTTTGACCTTGAAGTCACGCGAGACAACACCAAAGACAGAGTTATTGAGCTATCGAATGGCTCAACTATCCGTCTAGGTTCAGTAAACAACATAGATACAGTAGTGGGGCGATCTTATGATTTTGTTCTCTTCGATGAAGCGGCGCTTTCAGAGGGTGAGCAGGCGTTTAATGTCAACATACGACCTACTCTCGACAAACCCAATAGCAAGGTTTTATTTATTAGTACGCCTAGGGGCCGCAACAATTGGTTTAGCCGTTTTTATAATCGTGGTTTTGACGATAATTATCCTCAGTGGGTAAGTATAAAGGCTACTTGGCACGATAATCCTCGTGCAAGCATAGCAGATATTGAAGAAGCCCAGCGCTCGATGAGCGCAGCGGAGTTCGCACAGGAGTATTTAGCTGACTTTAACATATTTGAAGGGCAAATTTGGAATTTCGACTATAAAAAGTGCGTTCAAGACCTTAGCGCGATGGATTTTAGCGGTTGTGAGGTCTTGGCTGGCATCGATGTGGGATTCAGAGATCCCACTGCCCTCTGCGTTATCGTGTTCAAGGATGATAAATACTATGTTGTACGAGAATACTACCACGCAGAGCGCACCACCGACGAACATGCGGAAGAAATACAACCCATTTTAGAGGCTTGGGATATAGACTGGATTTATATTGACAGTGCCGCTCAACAAACACGCTTTGACTGGGCTCAAAAATATGACATAAGCACTGTCAACGCCAACAAATCAATTTTAGACGGAATCGCACACGTGGCAGCAATAGTAGACAATGATAGACTAATAGTAGACCAAGAGTGTGTGGAAGTTCTACGCTCTCTTGACCAGTATCGTTGGGACCCGAATCCCAACCTGTTGCGAGAGAAGCCGGTCCACGATAGCTCCTCTCATATGGCTGATGCGCTGAGATACGCTTTGTATTCATTTGTAGAGGAAGCACCTACATTTTAGCGACCTGGCAAAAAATAATTCTTGACATTTAGCTGCGAGTTTAGTAAGATATGGAATTGAAACGTTATGCCATAAAATACATAAGAGATAGAGCCAAATCGAAGTATGAAAAAGCAGATAAATGCTACATATGCGGCGATAATAGAAGACTTGATTTTCACCACTATCATACTCTTGCTCCTCTTTTGGATGTTTGGTTAAAGAAAAAGATTGAAATACGTCCCGAACATTATACTGACGAGTATGTCACTATATGGAGGGACGAGTTTATAGATGAAAACTGGGCAGAGATGTATGACGAAACGGTCACACTTTGCCATAGCCATCACTTGAAGCTACACTCTATCTATGGTAGAGACCCAGGGCTTCATACTGTTAACAAACAGAAGAGATGGGTGGAAATACAACGGGAAAAGCATGGCTTGGTATAATTTCTGGAAAAATCAACCCGTTGAGAAGCTAAACCCGTCTCAAGAAGATATTGTTCTGGGTATTGAAGGTAATGGCCCCATAGCGACCAGAGAGCCTGTAGTAAAATACACAGATTACTATGAGAAGTTGGAGGTGGTAAATAGAGGTGTAAACATGCTCGTCGATGACGCAGCAGAAATACCAGCAAGAGTTGGAGAGCCTATTGGAGTAACTCCTATAGCCAAAGGTATTCGTAGAAGCCGAGTAGAAAAGCTTCTGAATACTGAACCTAACCCTTTTCAAGACATAAATACATTTAAGCGAAACCTCATCACTGATTATGTTTTGGACGGCAATATTTTTGTTTACTTTGACGGGGTACACCTCTATCACCTTCCAGCGAATTACATGGATATAGTTCCTGACGAAAGAACTTATGTAAAATCATATCGATTTAGGGACAACATTGATTATACTCCAGATGAGATAATTCATATAAAGGAAAACTCTTTTAGAAGCCTTTATAGAGGAACCAGCCGACTAAGCGCTGCGAGAAGCATCATGGACTTGGTTTGGAAGATGCGACAGTTTCAGACTAAGTTTTTTGAAAATGGAGCAGTGCCGGGACTTATACTAAAGCATCCTAGTAGCTTGTCTCCAAAGAATAAGCAGAAGATGGTTCAGTCTTGGGCTTCTTCTTACTCTCCTACGGGAGGTGGTCGAAGGCCCCTAATTTTAGATGGAGGAATGGAGATAGATAAGATTAGTAATGTCAACTTCCGAGAGTTAGATTTTGAAGCTTCTATTTCTGCAGGGGAGAAAGAAATACTAAAATGTTTGGGAGTTCCTCCGATTATGTTAGATAGCGGAAACAATGCAAATATTCGCCCAAACCATCGTATGTATTACTTGGAAACAGTAACTCCTATAGTTCGTAAAATGAACTATGGTATGGAGAGGTTTTTTGGGTATAAGATTACAGAAGATGTCTCAGATATTCCAGCTCTTCAACCAGAGTTGCGAGATGCAGCCGCTTATTATTCTTCTCTAGTTAATACTGGAATTATAACTCCCAATGAGGCAAGAGAAGCTTTGAACTATGACGATATTTTTGGGGCGGGAGAACTAAGAGTTCCTGCCAATATTGCTGGGTCTGCCGCCAACCCTTCAGAGGGAGGAAGACCAGAACAGGAGGAAGAAGGTGACTAGAACAGAAATCTTACGAACGTTACTAGAGTTTTTTCAAGACGAAGGAAGAATTTTAAAAAGATCAGAATACATGAGGCTGGGAGCCGCAGCTCCAATACACTGGAGGTCTTTAAGAAAGCATTTTAGCAACCGTGGATATCACACTACACTAAGGCTTTTAGCTAGAAAGTTCCCAGCAGAGTTTGCACAGTTAAAGAATCAAGAATTCAAAAAAGAAGAACCCCTCGTAGAAGAGCCGGTTCAGGAGTGGGAGGACGAACTTAGCCCTCTCGAAAGACTGAGGCAAAGAAGCGATGGATAAAATTTTTCATATCGGTTCTACCTTTAAGTCGTTTAATGAAGGCGACGATCTTTATATTGCTGGTTATGCAAGCACCAACAATATGGATAGGGTAGGAGACGTTGTAGAATCCGAAGCTTGGACAAAGGGCGGATTGGACAACTACCAGAACAATCCTATTATTTTATTTAATCATGACTATAATCAACCTATTGGCCGCGCAGTTGGCTTGAAGACTGGAGATAATGGTCTCGAACTGAAGGCAAAGATTGCAAAATCTGCCGGACAGGTAGGTGAATTGATTAAAGAGGGCATCCTTGGAGCATTTTCCGTTGGTTTTCGAGTCAAGGATGCTGAATATATGACCGAAACTGACGGATATAAGATCAAGGATGCAGAACTACTGGAAGTTTCAGTAGTAGCGGTGCCTGCTAATCAGGCTGCAACCTTTTCTATAGCGAAATCTTTTAACTCTATGGAAGAGTATGAAGACTTTAAACTATCTTTTAAACAGGATGAACCTTCTATTTCTGAAGAGATTCAGACGGAAGAGGATTCCATGCCTAATGACTTATCGCAAGTCGAAGCAAAGGAGAAAACTATGAGCGATATTGATATCGACGCGATTGTATCCGCTGCTGTTGAAAAGACTGCTGCGGCAATGGCAATGAAAGAAGCCGAGCGTAAAGCTGAAGAGAAGGCTGCTGCTGAAGCAGAGCAAAAAGCCGCTGCTGAAGCTGACGCACAAAAAAGTGCTGAAGAAGAGCGCGTTCGCGTTGCTGTTCAAACTGGCGCTGAAAAGCTTCTGGAAGACGTTGAAAAGCGTTTTGCCGATAAAGATGCAGACCACATGCAAATGGTGGCAGACCTGCAAAAAGAGCTGGCTGAAAAGTCAGAAGAAATTGAGAAGATTCGAAATTCTAAGCGTGTATTTGCTGATCGGGGAGAAGTTAAGAGCTTCACCGAAAGTCACGCCCAAGAAATCACAGACGCACATATTCTAGGTGTTGTTACTCAAAAAGGTTGGGAAACAGGCTATGCTAAGTCGCTGTTTGAGAAAGCAGTAAACGATAATACTTCTGTTGAAGTTGATTCCTTGAGCGTTGAAGCTTTTGAAACAACGGTTTCTACAGAGGTTCAGAGAGATATTGAGCTTGAGCTTGTTATCGACCCTCTGTTCCGTAAAATCCAGATGAACTCAGCTGCAATGGCAATGCCTCTGATGCCTGATGCCGGTTACGCCGAATTCTTGGCTACTGGTAGCACTGCTGGTCGTGGCTCGGGTACTGCTTTCAAAGGTAACTTGGAAAGCCGTGATGACACTGCTGGTTCACCTTATCCAGGCATCGACATGGGCTCTAAGGTGCTTACCGTTAAGAAGATCGTTTCTAACACGTATCTTGCTAATGAAGTAGAAGAAGATGCTATTATGCCTGTTCTTCCTCTGATTCGTGAAGCCATGGTTCGTGCACACGCACGAGCTATTGAAAACGCTTTGCTTCTTGGCACCACGGGTGCTGGTGGCGCAGGTTCTTTCTCAGGTCTAGTAGAGCTGGGCGGAAACGACGTTGACTTCGGTTCAGCTGGCGAAACTGCTGCTGGACAAATCACAGCAGCTAACCTGCTTGATATGCGTCAAAGCATGGGTAAGTATGGTCGTCGTCCTGGAGATGTTGTTTATATCGTATCTTTGGATGCTTACTATGACTTGCTTGATGATCCTGAGTTCCAAGATGTTAACATCGTTGGCTCCGAGCGCGCTACTAAGATTAGTGGTGAAATCGGTCAGGTCTACGGCTCACCCGTTATTGTTTGTGACGAGTTTCCCGCCAAAGCCAATGGAGCTTACTGGGGTGTAGCTGTTAATCCTCGTAACTTTATTGTTCCTGTTCTTCGTGGTGTAACCATTGAACAAGACTACGAAGTTGCTAATCAACAGCGAGTTCTCGTAGCATCTCAGCGTCGCGGTTTCGACCTGATGTTTGCTAACGATGCGGGTGCTGGTGACTACAACGCAGTTGGCGGTACTTGGTAATACTGGGTTAGTGAGCTTTAGGGCTACGGCATAGCTGTAGCCCTTGAGCCGCCCAAGTCTAGAGAGGCATAATGGCAGACTTAATTACACTCGATGATTATAAGATATTAGAGGGGATAAACTCGACTCAATATGATGAAAAGTTTGAGACTCTAATTACTGCCGTGAGTGCTCTTGTTCGGAACTATACTGGACAAGATTTTGACACTTACAATGCCTCTCCAGGCATTACCGAGACTTTCAACTTACGTTGGGAATCTGATACTGTGGAACTGAGCTTCGGCCCAGTTCT